ACTGGTGGCAGAGGCTCACAGAAGGCAGCGGAAGCTCTAGCGGCAGCGGCTAAAGTAAATCCAGACGCAGCGGCAGCGGCAGAGCGCCTTGGCATTGACGTGCCAGCAGATATTTTAAGCAATGACACGCAGCTAAAAAGTGCGGCTGGTCTAAGCCGATCAATTGCAGGGTCGGAAGCCGAAGCAGATTTTAGAAATGTTGTTGTTGCTGCATCTAGACGCGCCAATGAAGTAATGGCAGAAATGGATGCCACGCCTGATATTTCGACAGTGGCTGCAAGAATTAAAACAACTGTTTTGCAAACAAGAGCAGAGTTAGAAAGAGCCGCAAAAAGGTTGTACAAAGAAGTTGACGCAGCAGTCCCAGCAAGCTCATTGGTAGAGCCACAAAATAGTGTGATGCTTTTGAATAAAATGCTTGAAGACCTTGGCGGCGTAGGTGGCTTGACAGGAAAAGAAAAAATTCTTTTCGATAAATTAACAGACCCAAACACGCCTTTGACTTACGCCGCACTGAAAAAATTCAGAACCAGCATTGGAAGAGCCGTAAATCAAGGTGAAGGCGAATATGCTGATATGGATATAGGAACCGCAAAACGTATATATGGAGCATTAACCGAAGATTATCTTGCAACGGCGCAGAAGGTTGGTGGAGATGAAGCTAGAGCCACACTGCGTTTGGCAAATCAAACAACGGCGAAACAAAAAGCTCTAGAAAAACGTATGATTAATTTCTTTGCTAAAGATGGCGAAAAAAGTATAGCCAGCGTTTTAACAGCAGCAATGTCACAGGGATCAAAAAAGGGAGATATTACAAATCTAAACAGGATTTTAAAATTAGTTCCCCAAGAAATGCAAAGAGAGGCATTGGCAACTGCACTTGGCGCAATATCTAGGTCTGATAATCAGGCATTTGATGGGCCGTTTGATTTTGCCAAATTTTCGTCAACTTTTAATGCGCTTAAAATAAACGATGACGTTTATAAACGGGTGATTAAAATTCTTGGCCCCGAAACGGAAAAGGTCTTCAACGATCTCAATGACATCTCCAAGCTCATCACGCAGGGCCGTGCGGCGGTTATTCCGACAGGTAAGGCCAATCAAGCTGTGGTGCAGGCGATTACTGCCGAAGGAGCCGTAAAAACTGTTTTCCAAAGAATTATGGGGAATAGAATTGTTCGTGCTGGCGTTGGTTATGCGGGTGGAGGCCAAGCTGGGGCTATGGCTATGGACACTCTGGGTGAGATTTTGTTGTCAAAAAAAGACAAAATTAAAATTGCTGCGGCGGGTGATTTCTTTAATAGCTCTACGTTCAAAAAACTTGCAGTCTCAGCGTCTGAACCAGAAATTGCTGCTGCGATTAAAACGCCTGCGTTTAAACGACTGGCAAATGCTCTCAATATTAGTGATGGCCGTGGGTTCTTGGAAGCTGCACTGTTGGCGTCTTCAACAAATGAAAGTAGCGTAGGGCCAGCAGAAGCGGCCACACCAGAGGCACAGGCTATGTATGACAGCGTGAAAGTACCGACAATGCAATTTGATGCAGACGGGGCTACAGCGGCCCTCATAAGGTCTCTCAGAGGCACTGACGCAGCGGCACAGGTACGACAGGCCGCTGAATAGCTCAGAAGCCGTCCCTTAACCCATCCAATATCTCGTTTAGCGTGGGTCTTTTGTCTTTCTTTTCATAAACGCAGGAAAAAACCTTGGGACACTCTTTGAAGCTGCGAGTTGGGTAATGGTAGGCCAGACCCCCATACCCCGCTGTAAAACGATAAACGCAAATTTTCTGACCAGTATTTTTGTCGGTAAGCCTTTTCCACAGGTGGCACTGAACGTGCGTGGGATTGGCAACGCCAGCCAGCGTTACGGACATCAATAAAACTTTAAGCACTCTGCCCTGCCTTCTGGCATGAAAAACTGCCCCTCACAGGTACGCCAAAAATATGTGAAGTTTTCTCTAAAAGATACGGCCCCTTTATCATGCCTGCGGCCCAGCACTGATCTTCTGTTTTAAATTTTTCATCATTTTCTAACACAATCGTTTCACCATTTACAAAGAATATAATAATGTACAGCACCCAAGAGCCTGTCATAACACAAGCGTCAGCAAATAAATGCCGCCTCCCAAAACGGCCACAATGCCCACAGCCAATCCCGTGATTGCAAGATTGTTTGCCATTTGGCGTTTTGCCTCCATTGCCCGATACACAGTCTCTTCGCGTTCTTTTCTTATTTTTCGGCGCATATCAAGCATACCTTCATAGGTGCCTAAACCGAAACGATAGTCCAGCATTACGCGAATTTCATATTCAAATTCTTTTAATTTTTTGGCGCGGATCGTGATGTCCATCGCCTCTTGCTCAATTGATGCCTCGCCGTGCTGTTTCTTTTCCAGCCACGTTGTGTTCTTGCGCTGTGATTCGGCGCGAGTAATATCAGCCACTGCGCTATACCAAGACCCAAGCTGCTTTGAAACGTCTTCGATTTCACGGCCAGCCTGCAGCAGCATTTTAACGCCTTTATAGGCGGTTGTGGCGGCAGCGTAGGCGCTCACAGGATCGATCATGGGTCATCACCCCCTAAATGGAATTAGGGGGATTATAGCGGCTATTTGGGCTTGTGAACAGCAGCAAGCTGTCGCGCCTGCTCCCTGATCAATTCACGCTGCCTTTCAAGCTCTTCAAACTGCCGATCCAGATCGGACAGAGGCTCAGGAAATTTAACTACTTTCTCATCGCTCATCTTCATCCTCCTTAACTTCGCCACTGCCATCACAGTAATTGCAATCGACCCATTCTCCAACAGGCTCCAGTGTGCCACCGAAACGTTGGTAGACAGTCTTTTCGACCTTACCGTGATAGGCAGTGTGGTCGCACACTGGGCAGGGGATCATCATGCTGTCTTCCTCCCTGTTTTTAAATTGTATTCAAAGCGCAAGCCGCCCAAGCAATCGCGGCAACGGATGTAATCAAAGTAGCCTTGCGTCTTCATTGCCTCATGTGCGGCTTTTCCCGCTTTGGGGCTGCTGACAGTATCGACCCACTCCTCTGAGCCACCGTCTTTAATCCCAAAGATTTTAAAACTTCTACGTGCCATTTTCTGTCTCCTTGATGGGTGGGGGCGCGATGGCCCCCTGTTGATTAGGCGCAGGGGCGATAACAATACCACCCCCCGACTTTGCCTAAATGTAATGCCACTACTCTATCGCCGTAAGAGTTTTTGCTGGATTTGATTGCAAACAATTTGGAAGAGGGTGAGTGGATAAGCGATAACGTGTGCCGCCCAAATTTAAAGATTTTGCTGGTCATATTTTCTCTCCTTGATTGGTGGGGGCCAAAGCCCCCGTTGAATTAAATTTTGGTGGCTTTAAGAATGCCTGACTTGCAGGCTTCGCGGTTCCAATCGTTTGTGCCGACAACTGTCCACCACCACTCTGTTTGCACTTCTGGATGACCCGCATACCAAGCAACGTAATATTCACCTGTGCAGAAACAGATTGCGCCAACACCAAAATCTTCGGCGGTGATGTCTTTAGTTTCTCCATCGACACGATGTTCTACAGCGTGGTGCCATGTCCATTCAGCACCAGATTTGCCACCAGCAACAGGCTTTACGTTTGCAGGGTTTGCCAACTCAACTTTATAGTTGACGCCATTTTTTTCAACATGGCCCCCAGAATGTGCGCTGGCAACTTTGATGTCTCCCAAAAGTTCACCCTTAACGCCGTCTGTAAAATTGAATACTTTCATTTTTTGATCTCCTGATTTTTGAATTTTTGATCTTACCTAATACATATAGTGATACCCCAAGATATATCAAGGGGTATCTTTAAATAATTTATTAGTGGGGTGATTTTATTTCCCAAGCGTAGGCCACGCGCTTGCGGCGGTGCTTGGATTTACGGACGCTGTGCCACTCGCCAGACTGGTTGTCGATGGTCTTGTCGCCCGACACCACAATGTAGTGGCCCGTGATGTTGACCAGATAGGTCTTCTTGCGATCACGGGTCTTGAGCCAAGCCGCCAGCGTAGGATTGTGTCTGGCATACGATCCAACCTCACGGCAGTAGTGTAACGTCATCTGAATGCCATTGGCCCCCATGACCGTCTTCATGAGCTTGTTGCTCATACCCGTGATCTTGCCGCGAAACGTGTGACACAGGCACACTTCATATGCGGCGTCATAGTGCTGACGCATGAACACAGCAGCGGCGTATGGGCCACACCATGTGTGGCGGCTCTTGCTGGTGCGAAGGGGGGTGTGGGCTTGGGCAGTTCTTGGAAGCATTGGATGGTCTCCTGATTGAATAGTGGGTGGGTGGGGCCGAAGC